GAAAATTTTGTTTCTCTAATTTTCTAATCTCAACTCTTAGATCTCCATTATCTTTTAAATGGTGCGCCTCTAATCCTTGTAATCTTTTAATCTTAGAAACAGCTTCCTTAAGCTTTTGCTTTAATAGTTTATTTTGATTATTTAAATATTCTATTTTAGCCATGTCCTCAAACATTCCAGCATTTGTCATTCTTCAAATACCTCCTGGAGCTGCTCTTCTGTACTCGGTGTTAATTTAGTTATCTCATTAGCTCTAGTGATAGAGACTATTTCTACATGAGTGTCTCTAAGCTCTTCCTTACAAGCATCTTTAGCTTCATTCAGCTTATCCATTAATGCTGGGAAATTACTTTCATATACTCCGTAGATATAAAGATCATTAATAGCTGCAGTTACTCTTGCTAAACCTTTATGTCTTTTTTCTAATCTTAAAAGTTTTTGATCAATCATTTTTCAAAACCTCCTTCAATTTATATTTAACATTTTCAATTTTTAGATCTGCTATCTCAGCATCCTGAGTAGTTGGATCTTTACCTTCAATCGCCTTATCTTCGGAAGCGAACTCCTCTTTAACGATGAAGTCCGCTTGACCTGTAGTTGTCTTAATTATTTTTGGCATTCTTTAACTCCGCAATCTCTTGCTTAAGTTGATCATTCTCTACTTGATAAAGTCGAACATCATTTTCTAATGTTGCAATATCTCTTTGTTCAGGAGAGAGCTGCTGCAATTTCTCTTCGCCAATTTGAGTAACAGAAGATCCATTATCTCTGGTCCATTTAATTAATGGTTCGAAATCGCTAAGAACTATGCTTTGAATTTCTAAACTTTTATGTTCAGTAGGTTCAAACTTTAGCATGACGCAATAGTGTCTAGCGGCACCAGGCATAGTCTGTTCTTGGATTTCTATTTCAACGTACTTACTATCTATGACTGCCATTAGCTGTCTCCTTATATTCTTTGATTACTTTTTCTTTAAACTCATCCATCTCAATTTCATGTTCGAGATTTCTAGCTTCTTCTTGAGCTGTGAAACCTTTATGATATTCAATAAAGTTTGGATCGATAATCACATCGGTTTTCATATTGAAAAGTTTAGCTAATGCTTTTAGCTTTAGTGCGCTAACTCCATTAGTTCCTTTTTCAAATTTCTGCACTTGTTGAAAGCTGCATTCCAAAGCTTTACCAACTCTAGCTTGAGTAAAGTTTTTTAGTTTTCTGATATACTTGATGTTGTTTCCAACGTATCTATTAAAGGCAAGTTCTTCAGGTGTTCTTTGTCGGTTAGACATTTGATCTCCTCTATGGTTAGGTTAAAGTAATTTTCCGTTTGTTCCTTCCAGCCAGTAAAATCAAAAATTGTAGATCTCTCTGCTGTAGTAAAGAACGCCATCGGTGGCATTTGTCGAAAGACATCATCAGCTCTTACAAAAAAAGCTGGTAGTCCATCTTCAAATTTTAGGTACCAGTTAGTCTGGTTAATTCTGTGAACAGGCATATCGGAACTGAACGCCTGGTAGTGCATGTAACTTGAGTAATTTTTATCTCTAGGTTTTCTAGACATTATTTGTATTCCTCCAATGGATCGATTAGTTGTTGTTTCTTTAATTGCTCTGCTAGTTTGCAGATAATTCTTTGGCTAACTACTGGAGAGAATTTCATTACATCTCCAAACAAAGCCAACATATCTAAAGCTCTGCCATCAATACCTGGAAGTTGATCCCAGTCTTTTTTCTGCATTAGCCATTCGATATTTTCCTCATACATATTCTTCTCAGTCTCCATCTCTAAAGCTAACTTCTGCGCTTCAGACAATTCGTTTGCTAAGGTTTTAGGAAATTGAATTATTTTACTGTTGCTCATCTTTTAATTTCCTCTGAGCTTTAAGATTATCTTGATGCAATCTTTCCATCGCAGCTCTGTATTCATCTTGTCTTTTAGCTATTGCGATTACTTTTTTTCTTTTTTTTTCTTCTTCGTAATCTTCTTCAGCTTGTTTAAGACTTTGCATTTTCTCTGCTTGATAGAGATAGTTTGCTGCATCATCGTAAGTATCTTGTTTAAAATTAGCGCCAGTTCTTATTAACTTCGCTGCCACATACATATTCGCAACCATGTAGCCAGGAATATCGTAATCTAAGCCAAGCAAGGCGGTCCAAGTTTTTCCAATACGTTCCATATTAGAACCAAAAGGACCATACTCTTGCTCTTTGGCTTGACGGATCTGTTTAAGCTTTTCGTTTTGCATTTTTATCTTTGTTCTCTTGATGTGTAGAGAAGGCAGCGTTGATAAAATACGAAGCAGTCTTAGCTAGACTTTGCGGCATCTCAAACTGTTCGTCTGATAATGTTCGCAGCTTTTTATAAGTGTCCATTGATAACGCAATCGACTTATATTTATCAGTATCCATTTTTTTTTACTCCAGGTTAGCTGGATCAAATGAAGTATCGGCTGAATTTAATTCAAGCTCTTCAACTCTGTGCATCCAGTAGTAGGTTGAACCAGCTGGTAATTTTCCAGAACCAGTAGCTTCAGCTTTGTAAGCACCAACTCTGTATTTTTTACCGTCTGGTAAAGTTATGGTTCCTTTGAGGTCATAACTTTTTGGGTTTTCTTTATTAGTGTTAGGAAATACTACACCTAAAGATTTTCGTTCTTTTGATTGGTCATCCATTATTGAATAACTCCGTTCGTCTCTAGTTTATTTTTAATCTTGTTAAACTTTTCTAAGAACTCTGAGTAAGCTAAAGGATTAGATCCTTTTACACTCTTCATAAGTTCTTGATTAGTTGTTAGCCAAGATTTGTAAGCTCCGAGATGAGAGACTTTATCAAGCTCGGTAAGCGCTTCTGTAAGCTTCTGGTCCGATTGAACTATGGCTCCAGAAACTTCTTCAGCTGAAGCTATCTTGTCATTGGTTAAGCCAAGCATAGCTAAGGCTCTTCCAACTGCAGATGTTTCAGCATTCTCTAGTGCAGAAGTTTGGTTTATACGACTAGCAGCTCTAAGCTCTTCAGCTAGTCCAGTAGATACAAGCTTTCCATCAATGAATACTTCAGATCTAACGATAACTTTTTTATCGTCTTGATGAATTATGTTTGATGAAATGGTAGCAGCAGTTCCTAAGTTTCTTCTTAAAATTCCGATCCGTAATGCTACCGTTGCATAATCGTTGTTATGAATTTTAATAGTCGAACCATTTAACGACTTCTTAAAGTCGGTAATAGTAGAGACTAATTTATCAGCTGACATAAGTAATATCCTCCTATGATTAGTGTTGTGTAATTGATGAGCGATAAAGGCATTATTGGTTTCTCCATATAGCCTTAGCTCTAGCCAGGTGTTTTTGACCGATGTTCCAATAGAAATTGTGATCAAAATTAGGTTCAACATCTTTAGCAATTTCGCTAAGGATCATTTCAGGTTCATCTAAATCTATGTATCTAGATAATAATCTCTCTTTTTTGAGACAGTTATTAATGAGTTGTTCGTAATAATTTTTAAGATTTTCTTCTTCTAAATCTGCGCAATTTTTTTCAGTAAATACTGCATGATCATCTGCAGACAGATAAACCAGATAAGGATGGATCCGATTTAATTTTCTTAAGGCAAAACAATAAAAAGCCAACTGTTGCAGATGAAGTGCATTTGGAGTGGATGGCACAACAGCAGAAGCAAAAGACCTTGTACCATCCTTTCTTTGTCTTCCTGGTCGTTGCCAAACAGTTTTAAGTTCACAGACCGAAAGGAACGGAGCTGCGCTTGAGATATGAGAATGCGCAGACGCTGCAGCAGATCGCTCTGGTGCATTAAAATCTGTGAAATGTAAATCTGCTCTGCCAACAATAGGAAGAGAAAGTCTGTCATCAACTTGATTGATACTATCTTCAGCAACTACTTCTGCTGATTTGTTAGCACCAAGTTTGTCAAAGGCTAAGAAGCCTTGTTGAATAGTTTGAGGTATAGTTTCCTGATAGTGTTCTTTTTTGGCTCTATCTTTTTCATCTACAGGAATGTACTCCATAAATTTATCTAAAGCTTTTTGGATAGCTTCATCTTTTGAAAGTTTTTTATTTTCTTTAGGAGCTAATTTTTTTATGTTTGGATTGTAGGACCAGATCTTATTTGCATAGTGCCATTGGATTGCATCATTACAAGCTACTCCAGCCGCCATGTTGGAATTTCCATCGAACTCTCTTCTTTGTTCTTGAGTGCAAAACAAATATCTAAAAGCATACACACCTAAAGGCATTGAGCTTGAAGTGGGGGAGTGATGATTAATTTTTAAAAGTTCGTTTAGTTTTGTAAAACCGTCTTGTTGTAAAGTTTCTAACGGATCTATAATTTTTTTATTTCTGATTAACATACCGCTATTTTAAAGCAGCTATGAAAATTCAGTTATCGGATGTAAATGTAAACTACGGCTTGTAGAGGATGTAAGGTCTTAATAATTCTTCTTAAGTCCAATGACGTTTGATGAAGGTATGTTAGTGGCTGTGACTGCGTATGAAGGTTTAAGTTCTGTTTCTTGTTTTATCCATGCTAATCCTTCTCTAAATCTCATTAGCCATAAAATTTTATAAACAACAACTCTTGCAGTTAATATTCTATATTGTGGTCCTCTTTCTCCTTGATCGTCTTTGTTATCTCTTCTGTTTCTTTCAAGTGTACTTTTTGAAATAATATTATTTAATAATAAAACCGCATCATCAGTTGTTACTTGTCTCTCTGGATTGATATTATAATAATAATTAAGATCTTTAATGTATTTACCATCAGTTCCACGATCTAAAGTTATTTTAAGTTCTTTAACTGTTTTTGGTTTGTCTAACTCAACAACATTTGAAGCTTTAGTTTTTTTTACTTTTATTGCTGTTTTATCTTTAATTATCTTAGTCTTTTTAAGCACTTTTCTTCTCACTAATATTTCTAGCTATTTTTAAAAGGTCTCCTTCATCCAATAGTCTATTTGCTTCTTTCTCAGGATATTTTCCATAAAATCTATTCTTTAAATAAAAGTTAATTTCGTCTGACAACCTAGTAACTTCTTCATTAATTTTTTTTCTGTTGTCTTGATAATCTTTTAAAATTTTTTGAGCTTTTAATTGATCCTGTTTATTTCTTTGATCTAAAGCTTTTATTTTCATTTCATATTGAAAACCAAGATCTGATAATTTTTTTTCTGCTTCATCTAAAGAAATCATTAATTCAGAATTTGGAATTTGATTTTGTTTTGAAGTTTGATCAATAATTGTTTTTGGATCTACAGTAGAAATGACTGGAGAAATAAATTCTAATTTAAAATTTTTTAAAATATATTTATCTTCGCCTTCAGCATAAGGATCAGGATTAATTAAATTATTTTTACCTCTTAAATTTTCATACAAACCAAAATAATAATAAGTTAAAATTTCATCAAAAAAACCTTTTACCTCTGCACCAACAACACAAAGTTTATTATTAATTTCTAAATCAGAAGCATTGTCTTTGTAATAAAAAGCAACTTGATTGTGATACATAGATCCTCTTGCATCAATTTTAATTGCTTTAATATTTGGACTATAAATATCTCTTGGAACGATTACACTTTCCTCTTCGACTTGAGGATAAATTCTACCTGGTGCATAACTTTCATCTAAATCAACATGCTGCAATGTATTAACTTTACCCCAGAGTGCAGTAGTTTTTTTTGTAAATAATAAATCAACTGGATCTACGCCTAAAGATTTTCCGTATTTAATTGCAGTATCTCTAGATATACTTCTTTCTCCTGAAAGCTGATTGTAAATTGATTGTTTTGTTTGACCAACATTTTCTGCAAATTGTGTAGCAGAAATACCTTTTGTTTTTAAAGCATCATTTAATAATTTATTTTCGCCAATAAAATCTTTTGGAGAATATGTTTTTGCTTTATTCCATCTTTCAATAAAAAGTTCTTTAAATTTTTTTCTTTTAGCTTCATTTTTTTTTAGATGTATTCTGTAAATTGCTTCTTGCATTACATCTTCTTTATCTCCAGTAATTTCTCTTACATTTCCATTTTTATAAACCAACATAACATTAGCTTGTTCGCCAAGTAAAAGTGAAGCCATGTATTTACCAACGGCAACATCAGTCATCTCAGATACTTCTTTGATATAATCCTTTTTAGTAATTGTACCGTTTGCTTCTTTAACAAGATTGTATTTTGAAATTTTTATAGAACCTTTTATCCAAGAAGGTCTTTCTAAATTTATATTTTTATTCATAACGAGATATTTAATATCTTATCCTATAAAGTCAACACTTTGTTTACTAACAACTCCGAAGTGTGTAAAAAAGTTCTTGCTTATCTATTTCGCTGATTTATTAGCCTTTTTGATGGTTAAAAAGGTTTATTTTAAAGGTGTTAAGTTCTCTGGATACTCAAATTGGCACCGTCAGCAGCACAATTTGCTTGGTTTTAGCGATATTGACCAGGTTTCGACCTGTAATGCCTGTTTAAAACCGTTAT